GCAGAGACCATAAAGAAAAGAATCACAGAGAAGAATGAAATCATGCGATTCTATCGTTCAAATGCAAGTAACTTAAAACTCATTTTTGATTTGCAGAATTTACTTGTTGAAGCAAAGAACATGACAATTAAGAAGTTGCAACAGATGAGACAAGTCACAAGTACATTTGTACAAACTGAAGATGGTTTCAAAGTGACAAATCCAGAAGGCTTTGTTGCAGTAGATAAACTAAAAGGCAACGCCGTGAAGTTAGTTGATAGACTTGAGTTCAGTCATCTAAACTTCACTGCACAAAAGGCATGGAGTAAATAATGGCAACGAAATATGATATCAATGCTATTCTAAATGAATACAGTGATGATGATTTTGGATTCTCTGCTGTATCTGAAGAAGAATACAATGCGGTAATTGCAGAGAAGGATGAGACTGTTGAAGAATACAAAGCAAGATTGACGCAAGTAGAAAAACTTATTATGCCTTTCTTAACCAATCTTTTAAAGACTGCTGACAAACCATATATCAATTGGCCTAATCGTAGACCAATTCTTGAGTCACAAATTCAAAAGATTCTTACACTCACAAGAGGTTAAATGTTAAAGTTTTCCGAACATATTGCTGAACAAGAATTTGTTTCAAAAGCAGGTGCTGGTGAAGAAGGTAGACCAGAATTGGTAAAAAAATATAAAAAAGAGACTCCCGGTCAAACAGTCAAAGAGGATGTTGAACAATGTACTCTATATACATCACAGCAATTGAAAGACTTAGAAACATTTGCCGACAGACTTCTTAAAAAATATCAAGTAGACATTCAATTCACAAAACACTTTGCAGAAAGAATGAGTGATGCAAGAAATGTTCCTTGTATTAAGATTACCGAGTTGCAACAGTTCTTCAAAAAGATTGAGAAGAACAAAGCGGCTAAGATTAAAGCACATGGTGATGGGCAAGCAGTACTGGTAGACTTGCAAAAAGACTTGAATCTTCCTGTGGTTATTGATATAATGGGTGATTCGTTTGAAGTTAGAATGAAGACTATCATGCGAAAGAAAGATTTCAAAACAAGTGACGATAAAATTGCCGTAGAGTCATTTTTAGGATTTATAGATAAGTAATTAATTAAGTGAGGTTGTTATGCAAGATGTGGTTGTTGGTGCTATCACCAATTATGATTTCGACAAAATAAAGTATTGGGTAAACTCTCTTGACACTTGTGGGTTCACAGGTAAGAAAGTTATGCTTTGCTACAATATCTCTTTTGATGTTGTAGAAGAGTTAACCAAAAGAGGCTATATAATCATTGCTTTCACTCGCAATGATGAATTGAAAAGATTCGAGTACCGTGAAGAGTTCAACATCATGCTTGAACGATTCATGCATCTATGGTACTTTATGAGTCAACTAGAAGACCGTGCAGAATATCGCTATCTAATAGCTACAGATGTTCGTGATGTTGTCTTTCAAAGAAATCCATCAGAGTGGTTAGAAAAGAATATGGGCGACAAGACTATCAATGTCGCTTGTGAATCTATTCGTTACAGAGATGAGGCATGGGGTAAGAACAACCTCATTCAATCTTTTGGTCCATTAATCTACGAAGCAAACAAAAACAATCTCATCTACAATGCAGGAACTGTATCAGGTAGATTTGATACAATGATTGATTTATTTTTGAATCTGTTCATGTCATGTTCAGGTTCACCACAGAATGTTCCTGGCGGTGGTGGTCCAGACCAAGCCGCATTGAATGTTCTGCTACAAACAAAAACATATCGTGATACAACTAGATTCACAAATTCTGAAGAAGGTTGGGCAGCCCAATTAGGAACAACTGCTGACCCAAGTAAGATTGAAGAATTCAGACCACATCTCTTTGAGCCTACACCAATTATGAAAGATGATGTAGTGTGTACTAGCACAGGTGAACCATTCTATCTTGTGCATCAGTATGACCGTGTTCCCGAATGGCGAAAAATTATTGAGAAGAAATATGGCTAAGTTATTATATGTTGTGCATCGTTATGCACCTTTTCCTGGTGGCTCAGAAAACTATGTTCGAGATATGGCAGAAGAAACTCTATCTCGTGGGCATGAAGTGTGGGTTTTAGCAGGCGAACATCAAGGAGACTTGAATGGTGTTAAAGTTAGCAGTGATGCACAAATTCTAAATGAAACATGGGATTTGATTGTTGTTCATGGTGGTGATGTGAATGTTCAGAATTTTGTTTTATCGAATGCATCAAAAATAAAATCACCTATTCTCTATCAATTAATTCTGCCATCTGAATCACCAACATGTTTGAAAGCATTACAAGAGTGTAAGTATCTTGGATGCTCAACTACAGCAGATTGGAATTATGTCAGAAAACACAATATACTCAGAAAAGGTATTGTTGTTCGACATGGCATTGATGAGAAGATTTCTATTGGTATGCAAGGCTTTCGTGAGAAGTATGGTATCAAAACAAAGAACATGTTTCTATCATGCGGTGGTTACTGGCCAAACAAAGCAATGCATGAATTAGTTGAAGTGTTCAACAATGCACAAGTTCCTGATACAACTCTCGTGCTGACTGGTTATGACAATCGTCATGGGTTGATGCCAAATGAATCTGAGTTTGTCAAACCTTTCCTAATCGATTCTCGTGCAGATGTTATGTCTGCAATTCGTGAAGCTGACTTGTATATTCTACATTCACACTCAGAAGGCTTTGGTTTAGTTCTTCTCGAATCAATGTTGAACAAAACACAATGGGTTGCTCGTAACATTGCTGGCGCTGAGACAATGAAAGATTTTGGTATGGTATATGATACTGATGAACAATTGGTAAACATCCTCAAAACATTTAAAAGCGACAAAGAATTGATTGACAAATCCTATGAATATGTTACACTCAATAGATTGATTGTGAACACAGTTGATGATATTTTGAGGTGCGTATGAATTTTACTTTCGGCATAACAACAGACTACAAAAATGAACAGAGACTAAATGAAGTCTGCGATTCTATTGCCGCACTCAATATACCTAACTATGAAATTCTAGTCATCGGTCAAGGTTTTCTTAATGATACTGCTAATGCAAAGCATATCTTCTTTGATGAGACTATAAAAGATAAATGGGTTACTCGTAAGAAAAACATTCTTGCACAAGAGGCTAAGTACGACAATGTTGTAATTTTTCACGACTACTACACTTTCGATAAAGATTGGTATACAAACTTTGTAGCATTCGGTGAAGATTGGGATGTGTGTTCTAATGCACAGCAGTTGATTACTGGTAAGAGACATTTCACTGATTGGGTTTGTTGGGACTCTCGTATCTTTCCTCGTTACACATCATTGAGATATGATGATTGGGGTCATACTAAATTCATGTATCAGTCAGGTGGTTACATGATTGTGAAGAAAGATTTTATGAAGAAGTGCCCAATGAATGAAGAAATGACATGGGGTAGTGCTGAAGATGTTGAGTGGTCTCTTCGTATGAGAGAGATTGCTAATTGGAAGTGTAATGGTGCAAGTATAGTAAAACATAATAAGGTTCATCGTGATGCAGAATAGACTTGTAATTTTTGATTTAGATGGTGTGTTAATTGATTCGAGAGAGTTACACTATGATGCATTGAATGATGCACTTGCTAAGATTGGTCAAGAGTTTGTAATTACTCGTGAAGAACATCTAAGCACATATGATGGATTGAACACTACAAGAAAACTTGAGATGTTGTCTGAACGAAAAGGTTTAGATAGAAAATACTTCAATCAAATTTGGGAAGACAAGCAGACTGCAACATTTGGTTTGCTCAGAAAACTTCCAATAAATCATACGGCCAGATATCTGATTGCTCAGTTGAAAATGAAAGGTTGGAAGATTGCAGTTGCATCTAACAGCATTCGTGAAACTGTTCGCATTGCACTTGATACGATTGGCATCTTAGGTGAAATTGATTTCATTGTCAGTAATCAAGATGTACGATTTGCAAAACCATTTCCAGAAATGTACTGGCGCTGTATGATTGGGATGAATGCATTGCCTAAGAATACAATCATCATTGAAGATAGTCACATAGGGCGCCAAGGTGCAATTGACTCTGGTGCAATTCTATATCCAGTTGAGAATGCTGATGATTTGAATGCATTGAAATTTATGCAAAGAGTCGAAGAGTTTGAAAATGAACATCAGAAAACAAACATTCCTTGGCGTGACAAGAAATTGAATGTGTTAATCCCAATGGCTGGTGCAGGTTCAAGATTTGCACAAGCGGGTTATACATTCCCTAAACCACTGATTGAAGTTCGTGGTAAACCTATGATTCAAGTTGTTGTTGAAAATTTGAACATTGAGGCTAACTACATCTTTCTAGTTCAGAAAGAACACTATGAGAAATACAATCTTAAATACATGCTTAACTTGATTGCACCAAACTGCACAATCGTTCAAGTTGATGGTATGACAGAAGGTGCCGCTTGCACTACACTTCTTGCAAAAGAATTCATCAACAATGATGAACCACTCATC